CTCCTTCGAAAGTTAGGCGAGTAGATAAGATGTTCGTGGAAATCCCGCCAAATTTAGACATAAGAAAATGCGGGGAGCTTGCTGCCAAGGCAGTTTGTCCTAAGTACACACACCATGTTTTAAATGCATACGTTAGTACCATACCGTCCATAGAGAATCTTGAAGCATTGCGCAATAAGATGGCCAAAGGGAACTGTCATTACGACATAGACCCGGTCCTTCTTCGTTGCACCATTGCCATGCTACTCAAGAAATTTGACGCCAGAAATAACCAAATGCTACCATCCGTCAACTCCAACACACCCTATAATTTGAAATTTAATCCCAATGCTGGAGTTGGTTTTAAACATTGGAATATACCAATATCTCGTAATAAGAGAAACAACGCACCTTTCGCTCGCAGGGCTTTAGCTAGAATCATCGAAGAAATGAAAGATTATATCGGACGTTCCGAAGATTTGATTCCTATTCCTGTACACACGTACACCGCTAAGCCTGAAGTCAGATCCTTCGATGCTGAATTAGGTAAAATTCGCCTAATCGGAATGATTGGACAGATGCATGACCAGATATCTAAGATGGTCGGTCTGCCATTCATGCAAGGATTCAGACGCTGGGAAGGTTGCATGATCGGTTGTAGTATATGGTCCAGTTTTCCTTACTGGCTCATGTATGCAATGAAAATTGATGAATTCAATAGAATACCACCACATGTACGACTTGGTAAATCTGTTATAGACCCTAAAGAGGGCTATATCTTATTTATCGCCGACGTTAGCGGTCAAGACGTATCCTTCAAGCCTACTAGTTTGTTTGTCATGTTAGTCATGCGACACTTTTGGGTTAATACTGCCGATAAGGCCAGTATGGATGCTTTCAACGAGTTTTTCGCGTTTGAAACTGCTTTCGTTAATGCTAAAGTCATGCAGTGGTTTGGTCAAATGTGGTACATAGTATTAGGTATTATGACTAGTGGGTATCACGGTACTTCAGATATAGACAGCCTCATGATTGTCATGGGCTTGTTTTGTGCTATCCTTGAGTTAACTAGAGGTAAGGTTCATCCCATGGACGTGTTTGAACTTGCATATCTAGCCGTTTACGGTGACGATGTTGTAGGTAGATTTCCTATCGCCTGGCTTGAATACTTAGGTTGCGACTCTAATAATTATCCGGATAAACTCTGTGCCGTGCTACTCAAATATGGTATAACTCTTAAACCAGGAGAAACAAGATTGTATAAACAATCCCGAAGTCATAGAAATAAATTCTTCACTCATATTCAGGA